AAACTAGGCATGACAGTTCGTTCTGACAATTCATGCAAATTCCCCAACTTGTCAGACAATTAGTCAATCTGTCAGACAATTCAGACAATTAGTCAATCTGTCAGACAATTCAGACAATTCAGACAATTCAGACAATTCAGACAATTAGTCAATCTGTCAGACAATTCAGACAATTCAGACAATTCAGACAATTCAGACAATTAGTCAATCTGTCAGACAATTCAGACAATTAGTCAATCTGTCAGACAATTCAGACAATTAGTCAATCTGTCAGATAATTCAGACAATTAGTCAATCTGTCTGACTTTAATACTGTGTTATAAAAACGTTGACTTTTATATGTAAAAGTGCTATTATGATCTTGCAACAATCAATACGGCAAATAAGTAAAGGAGAATAAAATCATGCTTGAATTACAATCTTGTAAAATCACCAGGAGAGAAAAAAGAGGTGATGCAAGCAATATGTTTACTGTGCATATTGCATATTATGAATCAACTTTCGTTGATGAAAATAAAGAAGAGTACTTTTATCCGAGTCAACTTATTTATGTTAATAAAGTTCCATCATTAGTTGATTGCTTAAATGATACAATTAGCGTAGTTTATAATAAAGATGCGTTAATCCCTATTCATAAGAAACATATAACATTTATTGAAATTTGCAATATGATAGGTTCAAGATATTTCGACCTGTACATAAACGGTACTTTATATAAAAGACATTCATACTTGAATGAGGTAAACTATGTTTGTTCATTCTTGAAAAGAAATGGCTTGTTTGTTTATGACGTAATGCAGTCACTCACAGAACCAAGTGAGTATAATTTATTAGTAGAAAAGGAGTTCAAAACATGTTAAAATCAAAAATCAAAATCACCTGCCGTCCTTATGATGGCAACAGCAAAGCAAAAGCGTTTATCGATTTATGTCTTGATGAAACTCTTGTACTTAAAGGTATGACGCTCGTAGAGGGTTCACACGGGTTATTTCTTTCTTTTCCATCATCAAAGAAAAAAGACGGAAAATACTATAACTCAATCTACTCAATGGATAAGGATTTCACAGGTAGGTTAGAAGATGCTTGCATTAAAAAATACAATGAGGCAGTTAATAAATCTGACGATTCAGACGAAGAATCTTTTTCATAAAATCATAAGGTGTACTGTTTTAGTACACCTTTTTTTTTCAGTAAAGGAGTATCAAAATGAATATATATGATAAAAACGGATGGTTAGACATTCCAAAAATCGTAAATACTTGTGAAAAAAACGAGATAAATTTTATCTTTATTATCGGTGCTCGTCGTACCGGAAAAACATATGGAATCTTTAAACATTTCATTGAGGATGTTTTTTCAAAGGATGAAAAAGTAATCTATATGAGAAGAAAAACAACACAAATAGATTCCGTATTGGTTGATACTATGAATCCTTGGATTGACATTAATCATGATCTTCATAGGAATTTCTATTTTAAAAAGGTAAAAGGGGAAAAGACCCGGGTATCATTGCAAGAAATCAACGAAGCCGGAGAAGAAATTTATCATGGTGAAGCTTTTAGTCTTACTAGTTTAATGAATAATCGAGGATTCTCAGGATCCGACTTTTCAGAAGGAATCTATGATGAATTTATTCCAGAGAAGCTTGACAAAAGAATTAAAGGTGAAGAAGATGCTTTTCTGAATGGAGTAGAAACTATTTCTGCCAACCGTGAGTTATTTGGGGCAAAACCTTTTCGTTGGTGGATTGTTTCAAATAGTAATACTCTTGACTCTCCGCTTATCCATTCTTTTGGGTTGCTTTCAAACTTAGAAAAAATGAAGAAGACCGGACAGGAATTTTCCATGTTAAAAGATCGCGGAATAATCATTATTTTGATTAACAAAAGTCCCATTTCAGAAAAGAAAAGAAAGACAGCTCTTTATAAAGCTCTTACTGGAAGTACAGATTTTGAAAAAATGGCTCTCGACAATGAATTTGCATATGATGACACGAGTTCTATACAGTCGGAAGATTTGAGAAAATATAGATTGATATGCATAGTTGGTTCACTTGGGATTTATGAACACAAAAATGAAGCTAAACTTTACATAAGCGATCATATTTCCGGAACTTGCAAAGATAGTTTTCCAGACAGTGAACTTGGTAAATCACAATTTAAGTTTTACTATTCATGGGTATACAACTATATTATTAGTAATAGAATTTCTTATCAGAATCTGACTGTAAAATTTTATCTTGATAAAATTTTCAATATATGATATATATATAAATAAGGGGAAGCGGCTACATCAACCGTCGGAAACGGATGCTATAATGGGATGATTACCCGTAAGTTTCCCCTTATTTTATTCATTAGTATTCGTTTCTTTTTTTTTTTTTTTCAAGAAAGGAGAAAAAACAAAAAATGAAAATTGAAGATTTAGTTGTACTTGCAAATGCGGGTTTTTCAAAAGATGAAATTCTTGGATTTGCATGGCAGAACCAGAACCAGAACCAGAACCAGAACCAGAACCAGAACCAGAACCAGAACCAGAACCAGAACCAGAACCAGAACCAGAACCAGAACCAGAACCAGAACCAGAATCAGAACCAGAATGATATGGTGATTGATGCTATCAATAAATTGACAGCCACGATTCAGGCTTCAAATATTCAGAATACCGGAAATGGTGGGGTAAATTCACCAAGAACAGAAAAAGACATTATCAATGATATGATGAAGATCATGAATTAGAAAGGAAGTGTATTAAATTGGCTGTAAATAGTTTAACTCCGCAGGATGCCTATACTCTTATCAATTCTGTTGCTAAACAGGCTACAGGACGTTCTGACCTTGTGGCGACTGACACAAGTTCTTTTGTTTCTGTTGGTGAAACACTGTTACGTACAGGAGTAGAAAACACACTGAAAACTATGTCTACAGTATTTGCAGAAACGTATTTTTCAAACGAGTCTTATACTGGTAAATTAAGAACAGTTGAACAGACAAATGTTCGTTGGGGTGCTATCGTAAGAGAGATTACGTCCCTGTCAATGGATGCCGAACAGTCTGATGATTGGAACACAGAGCAGAATCCAAACACTTTGGATGATGGCAAGTCTATTGACATGTATAAGATTCACAAGCCGAAAGTGCTTGAACTCAAGTTCTACGGCACAAAGTTGTTACAGAGATCAATTACAAGATTCCGTGACCAGCTGGCACTTGCTTTTTCTAGCGAGGATGAATTTCTCAGATTTTACGAAGCTGTTATGATTGAGTTTCGTAATGATCTTGAGACAGATCGCGAGAGTGAACGCCGTGCAACCATGCTAAACTATATGGCAGGCTTATCATCTCTTGGTATGCAAGTTGACCTTGCACATGAGTTTAATACAGAGAATGGAACACAGTACACAAGAAAGCAGTTACTTTCCGAGCACCGTAATAAGTTTATGCCGTTCGTTGTTGCTCGAATCAAACTTGATTCTGAAAAGATGACAGAGAGATCAACTAAGTACAGATTTACTATCACAGGCTTTGAAGACCTTTTGAGATTCACACGGAAAGAAAATCAGCGACTTATGATGCTGTCAAGTTTCTGGATTGATTCTGAAACACAGACGTTACCGTATGTGTTTGATGATAAAAATTTACAGATCGAGAACAAAGAACTTGTAAACTGGTGGCAGTCCGCTGATAATGAATCAGCTATCCAGATTACTCCGTCCATCATTGAATCAGATGGAAATGCAAAAAAGGCAAAAACAGAGGTCAACTTACCTTATGTTCTGGGAGTTCTGTATGACCGTCGTGCTATGGGGGTCAACTGGCAGTTTGATTACAGTTCGACAACTCCATTCAACAGCCGAGGTGGCTATTATAACATGTTTGTACATTCCAGAAAAAACTACTGGAACAACTTCACACATAACGGAATCCTGTATGTGATCGGGGAGGGTGTATAATGATATTTTTCAATATGCAGGCTGATGAACAAGGGCAAATTTTTAGCTTGAACGGTGATTATGGAGTACGCAGAATCATATGCACTAGCACAGCAGAACAAGGTTCAACATTAGAACTAAATGGAAATGTAATTGCTTGCTTTAACAGGAACAACAGTTTAGAGTTAAAATTTGACAGTTATCATGGATTTCCGAAGTTATCAAATTTTTCAGTTTTTCAGTTTGGTTTTGGGGCTGTTTTAGTTGACACAGTGCCTCTAGCTCCAATTAATAAGGACTATTTTGAAGAGGGGGAATCTACATGATGGACACATTCCTAACTATTTTAGGCAACTACGCTTTCCCGATCGTATGTTGCTGTGCAATGGCATACTTTGTAAAATACATGTATGACCAGACTAACGAACGAGTTGATAAACTCAATGATGAACACAAAGACGAGGTTGACAACTTATCAAATGTGATTAAAAATAATACGGTTGCCCTTGAAAAAATGAACTCGTTAATCGAACACTTAGAAAAGTAGGTGAAAAAAACATGACAGCAAACGAACTTGTATTGTATGCTCATAATTTAATTGGTACACCTTATGTGTGGGGTGGCTCAACACCTGCACATGGTCTTGACTGTTCCGGATTGCTTTACTGGATTCAGAGGACAGCAGGCTCAGACGTTGGGCGATATAATGCGGAAACTTATGCAAACATGGGTGTAAGAATTCCGGTTGGTCAGCAGAAACCCGGTGATTTCTTATTCTTTGGTTCTCCTGTTACTCACTGTGCTGTTTACATTGGATATGGAAAAATGATTGAAAGCCGGGGCAGTCGTAAAAACACGGCAGATAACCCAGGGACAGGAGTTGTGATCTCTCCGGTAACTCGCCGTCATGATCTTGTCAGCGTTTGCAGGGTATGGACAGAATATAACGAAACATTAACATATTCGATTGGGGGGACATATACCACCAGGGTAGATCATTTGCATGTACGCTATAGCGTATGGGGGCAGATCAAAGAGTATGCACAGCTGACAAGGGACGGAATGAAACATGCATATTCCGATGGCTGTCTGAAGAAAGGAACTTCAGTCACGATAAAAGAAGTCAAAAAGGATGATGACGGATCAACATGGGTTAGGATTCCATCCGGTTGGATTTGTGCAATCACTTCAAAAGGAGAGATATACGTATCATGACAGAAATAGTTTTGTACCATTTTTCAAAAAGAAAAAATTCAACAAAACGTCCTACAGGGCAGGGGACAGAAGTCCCCTGCCTTGTAAAATCTGCAACTACATTTCAGAGTCCTACGTTTATTTTACAAAGACCAATGAATGACATGCTACAATTTAACTATGCAAAGTGGGCAGATCATTATTATTTTATTGGTTCAACTACTTCAATCAATGCAGGACAAACTGAAATTAGTTGTACTGAGGATGTTTTAGCAACCTATAAAAACGAAATCGGTAGTTATACTTGTTTCATTGAGAGATCAAATCATCAAGATCCTTTGCTTGATGATTCGCTTTATTTGCCAACTGAGGAATGGCAGAAGCAGGACACTATAGTTGCACAGCCAGTTAATGTATTTGTTAATGGTTATGCAGGCAACTACATTATGCGAATCGTAGGTGCTGCGGGGGTTGAAACTTACTATGTTACGGAAAAACAGTTAGGTTTGATAGTGAGTTTCATGTATACGGCTGATAACTTCCAAGAGTTGATTGATAACGCAACCACAAAGTTTCTTTTTGATCCTGCAAAATACATTATTGATCTCAAATGGCTACCCTTTCGCTCAAGTAATTTTTTTTCAATAATGAATGTTGTAAATTTAGGCTATTGGGATTCCGGAGTGCAAGCTTTATTGATTGGTGGGGCTTCAAATAGTCCGGTGGTGCATTTTTCCTACAATCTTGAACTGACTAATCCACTTTATTCTAATACAGATTTTCGTTTTTACAATGGTAATTTTAGTCGTTACTTTGTGCAACTTCCTTGCATTGGAGTAGTTCCGGTAGATATTACAAAGACAAATAATGGTCAGTTATTAGCAGACTATTATTTTGATGCATATTCTGGAATATCTGACGTATGGCTCAAATCTGGAAGTTCTGTAATAGGGCACTATCAGTGTCAGATGGCAGTACCGGTAAACATAGCAGGTGCAAACGTAAACATTGGTGATGCATCGATCGGTGGTTTATCCACCGTCTCATCTGCTATGACAGGAAATGCACTTGGTGTATCTTCCGGAGCGCTTAATACTGTACATTCCATTTTATCTCCGGAAGTCACAAGTATTGGTGCAGTTGGATCAGTGGGGGGGATTCTCAATAATCTTGACGCATCCGTAATCTGCTATACAAGAATGAGCACGGAGCCGAACGGTGCAAGTGAGGGTTATGCAGATGGAAACACTCGCAAGATTTCAACCTGTTCCGGCTATCTCAGAAGCAGAAATGCATCCATAGAAATTAGCGGATTTACCGGAGATCAAGAAGCAGTGAATAACTACTTGAATAGTGGTTTTTATTATGAATAATGTTTCACGTGAAATATAGAAAGAGGTGAAAAATATGTGGGTTCCCATTGGTTTTGATAAAATCAATATCATTTCAAATTACTTCCAACCGTCAGGAATCAAGGCAGACAGTCTATATACTGACACATTTGACCGTATGCTGTATGAGAGAGTTTGTTCTATTTTAGACATAACATATAATGCAAAATTTGACATTGACTATTTTAAGTTTTGCCTGCTTGGTGGGGGATTTATTGCGATCACATATACTGATGCATATGGACTGATCGCTCAGTATCCTACTATCAGTGGGTATGACATGTATTGCAAACCAACGCTTGCAAGCATTAACACATATGCTACCAATGCAAACATAAAATTACAGGATTTAAAGATTGGTACAGATTGTAGCGTGATCTATTTACGGCCGTCTAGATGCGGAATTTTTGACATTATCGGTTATTATAGTTATAAACTGGCTCTGGTAGCTTCTGCTTTTGACATGAACGTATTCAACAGCAAGTTAGCTTTTATGATAGCTGCCAAAAACAAAGCCGCCGCAAAAACACTGGAAAAAATCTATGACGAAGTGCAAGCAGGTAATCCCGCAGTTGCATATAACGCATCAATCAAAGAGAATGAGAACGCAAACATGAGGGGGAAAAGTTCAGAACCTTTTGAGTATTTCAATAAAGATTTGAAAAACAACTTTATTTCAAAAGAGTTAATTGAGGTATTCGAAAAACTTCTTGACCAGTTTGATACAGAAGTCGGGATTCCGTCTGTCGGTTCTGATAAAAAAGAGCGTTTAAATGTTATGGAAACTGAAAAAAACGACATAGAATCTGTGACACGACTTACTACATGGATGGAAACAATGCAGTCAGGGATTGACATGGCAAACAGTCTTTATCCCACTTTGAATCTGAACGTAAAAATAAGAGACTACAAAAAGGCAGGTGTAACAAATGGGGATGTATAAGATTACAATAGCCGGACTTTATGAATATGATCAGACATTATTTGATAACATGACTTTTCCGGCAGAAGCTGACAAACAGAACTTTATTGACAGTTTACTTTTAAGCTATGGGGATTGCGAACCACTCTATCCGGATGGTGATTTTATGAAACACTCAGCTATTCCGGCATGGTCAAAAAAATGGCAGAATTCCATTGAACGGGTTTTTCTTGCATTAAAGAAAGATTATAACCCAATTGAGAACTATGACAGACATGAGACTTGGACGGATTCTCCAGACATTGAGCGAAACACTGTAACAGGTGGTAAAGACAAAAACACCTTACAGGCAGGTAGAGGATCCGTTACGTCAAACACAGGAGCCGATACAATGGAAGAAAAAGTAAGTGCTTTTGATTCTAACACTTATCAGCCGTCAAAGGAAGATACAACCACTTATGGAAATAGTACAAAAATGGAAACTTCCGGGCAGGATGTAAACGACATTGAATATGGGCGAACTGAAAAAAACACGGAAAAAGGGACTACAACTCACACTGGACAGATTCACGGAAACATAGGCGTGACTACATCACAACAAATGATAGAATCGGAACTCCAACTGAGAAAGCAATCATTTATAGATTACTGCACAGGATTATTTGCAAGTGACTTACTGATTCTTGTTTATTAAGAAAGGAGAGAAAAATGATTAATACGTACCCTCGCAGCTCCACGCAGGAAATGAACTTAGATTACGTCTTAAAAGTGGCAAAGCAGGCAGAAGAGGATCATAAAGAATGGTCAGACATAAAAGGGACTGCACAAAAACAGATTGATGATGCAATTAAAGCTTCACTAGATTCCGGAGAGATTGGAAAAGTAGTTGATAATGCAACGAAAAAAATCTTGACGGATGAAATTGAACCATTAAAAAGCACAGTAACCGAACAGGGTAAACTTATTTCTAATCTTGAAAAAAGATATGGTTTATTTGATTTAAGCGGTAGAACCCTCATTATAGGGGACAGCTACACAGTGGGGTATACTCCGGATGGAAACATTACTCCTTGGACAGAACACTTTTTGGATTACTGCTCTATAGATAACGTAACTATTAAAAGCAATGGTGGAGCATCGTTTTCAACGTCTAACAACTCATTTCTTATGCTTCTAAATCAGATTGACGCTGATCCATCTGTAAAGCAGATCTTAGTAGTTGGTGGTTATAATGAGTTCGGTTCTTATTCAGAAATTGAAAATGCGATCAACGCTTTCTATGGAGTGGCACAGACACGTTTTCCGAACGCTAAAATTTTTGTAGCAATGGTTGCATGGTCAGTGGACAGCACACAATGGAATAGATTCAAGATTGCAAAAAGTGTGTATAATACACAGCGGAAAAATTGGATTTATTTAAACGGAAGCGAATATATTTTACATGCAGATGGATTCTTGGGTTCGGACGGATTTCATCCAAACACGACCGGACAGGAACGACTTGCCACCTACCTTACAGAAGCAGTTAAAACCGGTTCTTGTCATCCATCCTTTTATGACGTAATTGCTAACTTTGAAGCGGGAGATTTTAGAGCTACAGGGAGTAGTTGGATTTTTGTTACAAACTACAACGAAAATGTTAGTAATATCATTTGGAGCGATTATGTTTGTATTCCAAACAGCGGTGAACTTGTTTGTAATGGTACAGAATACTATCTCGGACGCATCTATTCTACCAGTTTTATTGGAGATGGAAACGGGTATACTTGCTATCCTACTACTGTGATCGTAAAATCTGGATCCGATTTTTATCACATTCCGGCACAGTTGAATTTCCGAGCTAGACATATTTTTCTTGCTTTGTATGACATTAGTGATGATAAACATAACTACAGAACGCTTACACTCGTAACACAGGTGCAAATTCACAGAGGATCTATTACAATGTAATGTTTCACGTGAAACAAAAATAAAGGGATGCAAATTGCATCCCTTTATTTAACTATATAAAATATCTTTTGTCTCAAACGGCAACGGTAACCCTGTTTCCTTATCATACGGAATTGTATGATCTAATTCATACTCCGTATCAGATAAACGGATTGCACATCCGTACTCTATTTTACAGCCATCAACAGTTATCTTGTTAATTCCTTTTTTATAGATGTATTCCGTTTTAAGCTTCCAACTTGGCTCTTTTTTCCAGTTGTTCGCACGGCGGTAGTTTCTGCGATAAGTGAGACTATTTCTGTATATAAATCCTTTTTCAAAGTTATTTATATTGTCATCAAGACAGTAAACACCGTCTTTTGGAACTCCTGCCACGGTCTGTTTTAGTTTTCCTTTTTCTCTATAACAGTAACGCTTGCTACCCATAGTCTTAAACTCATCATATATACCGTCAAACTCAGCAATTCCTAGCGTGTGTGATTCTCCATTAAAGAGTACCGTTCCAATTCCTCGCTCCTCTGATTTCTTCATGATTTTTTCGTTATACTCAGCAAGTTTTTTCCTATCCCATTCCGTACCCTTAACGGAATCAGTGTCACTATATAGCCACCTTTTGCAACACTTCCCAAGCTCAAATAACTCAGCCTGTGCATAGGCTGTTACCCATACCCCCCATTGATAAGGTAGAAAAGAATTTCTACTATTGTAATACTTTTGTAACTTTTCCTCATATTCAGATTCATTCAAAACATCACTCCATATTCCGGTTTCGTAATCTTCTTCAAACATGGATTGAATCATCTTTTGAACCATCATGCCATAGATTCCATTAAGTTCCCCTTTTGAGATCATATAAAGCACCGGGTCTGCATGTTTCAACGTGTTCTTATGTTCGAATAGTTCTATTACATAATTAATAAGCCAATCCGGCAAGTAGTCTTTCTTTGCACGTATGACGTTTGCAACGTCAGCCCATTCAAAGTCATAGGCTTCAAAAATGACCTGTAAATCCGGATCAGTAAACGGATAGATTACAAGATCCGCATTAACGATTTTACCATTATCAAGATTCAATTCCATAGCTTTCTTTTTACTTATCTTATCTGCATCTGGAAACACGCAAACTTTTGCTTTGTGAAAAGCAAGCGGTGGCATAGGATGATCTTTTTTCAAGCGTAGTTTTTTCAATCGTACATAACCAGCAAAACAATAATCCTCTTTTAGTTCCATGATTTCATGCAACGATAAGTTTGTAGGAACAAAGTTTGTCATAGGAAACTTTTTATATACGATTCTGGCAGGATAAGAGCTTGTAAAATCGTAGCACTCCACCGGTTCAGTAATTAATTGATTGACATAGTACCGGTTCGCATGAGTATAACCACCGTGATAGCAGGCTGTGAGTAACTCGTACTGATCTAAACTAAGTTGCATTGACATAAATTTCTTATGCCATTTCTTGTCCTTGCGTGATCTTGACCTTGCTTGATTGCGAATAAAGCCTGTATTTGTCAATGGGGCAGTAGCAACAGTTACATTTCTTTGCGTTAAATAGAGCCGTAAAGCTTTACACAGGCAAATAGTATCAACACAGACATAAGCTAATTCTTTTACAGTACGCATAGATTCAGGAGTTCTTTTCTTTTTATAGTCCCACGTACCAGTAGCTTTCTCAAGCGTCCCCATGTCCTTACAGAGACGTTCAAGAGTACGTTGTGTAAGAATAGCACTATCACGGATTTCAATGCCGAAAGATTGCCATTGCATAAATACGTACCTGTGAGTTTTAATAGCTAATTTTCGATCCGGAACACCAAACTTATATAATAGATGATTACGCAAAAACATATAGTCATATGATAGATTATGTATATAAAATCGCACTGTATGTTCTTTATCAGCATGAAGCGTGTCACAGATCCTGTCAATCGTATTGATAAGATCACGTACATGATTACCATATAAACAGCTATCATTTTCTATCGTTATAGTCCAATCAGTTATCCATCCAATGTCTTCATTATCAGACACATAGGTCTCAGTGTCTAGAGTTATGATTTTTTCATAAAAAGACTGATAGTGCCCTGCATTACTTTTACGTATGAAATTCCCGTCAAAAAGACGCATGTAATCGTAGTCTTTATATGATACCACTGGATATCCTGCTATAACCATTTTTTACCTCTTGTATTTATATTTCAGTGCTTCTGCTTCTCCGGAAAAACCAAGCTCTTTTGCTACGTCATCCGCTCTATCTATGTCCGTGCGATCCCTGAACTCTTCTAATTTGCTAATTATTTTAGTTATTTTACCACCGTCTTGCAAAGCTTTTCCAACGAACTCTACAGCCTGTTCAGAAGAGTATAAAAGGCTTATAAGTTCAAAAGCATATGATTGGAAAAAAGAACTCATTTCGCTTGCATCTTTGAATTCAAGACCATATTCAGACAACTTCTCACGTCTCTTTTTTATGATTGATTTCCAACCTGGCACTGTAGAACTTTTTTCTTTTAAAACATTTTGCATCATTTTTACCTGCTTACGCATGGAAGATACCTGCATATATAAGACGTTATGATCACTGTAATCAAAGTTTATTTTTTCTCTTATTCTTTTCTTATAGCCAAACTTTTTAAGGATTACATTGTAATCCGCGTATGCACCACCGGAATCAGCGGTAAAGCCTGCTCTCTCTAATCTAAGCATTCTCTGATTTAGACGTTTAGCCAGACTTATGTAAAGTCTGGCTAATTCTTTTTCATTAATTTTATAAGGATTAACGTCCTGCCCCTTAGTTGTAATCCTTTCTGTTCCTCTTAAAGGCATTGCTACTCCTTTCTGAATCTTGGGGCGATCCAATCATCACACTGCTCAAAAGTTCCGTCCGGGTAAACTTCAATACCTTTTACCCATTTCAGAAACATAGTTGGACGTTTGTATCCTGAAACTTTGAACTCCCCCCAGAGACCGTTATAATTCATAAACTCTGTAACTGCATCCGCTCTCTTCTTTGCGTAGTAGTTATAAATTGCATTAATTTGTGTTTTACTTCTTTTCATTGTATGTTCTCACCTTTCCTAATTTTTTTATACCAAGAGTTTATAGTATTGATTGTTGCAAGATCATAATAGCACTTTTACATATAAAAGTCAACGTTTTTATAACACAGTATTAAAGTCAGACAGATTGACTAATTGTCTGAATTATCT